AAAATATTCGTATTATGTAAATGAGTGACAATACAAATTCACATAATAATGATGAATTAAATGAAAATGTACTATCAATAAATAATGGACCTATACCTACATTTAATTCAATACCTGAACCAGAACCAGAACCAGAACCTGCGTCTGAACCAGATAATAATATTGTGTCAGATACTACCCATCCTGTCTCTGTCAAAAAACATAATAATGCTGAACCTGTATTAGAAGATACCAATGAGATAGTCGATGTTATACCCAGTCCAAAGAAAATAAAGATTAACGACACATCATCGGATGACGACCTAACATCTACTGCTACTAGTCAAGATGGAAATAAAGATTGGTTTGCATCTAGAGAATACATAATATTCAGACATCAACTTAATTCTCTCCGTAAAAATAATAACTTCATTCTAAAAGAAGGAAAAGAATGCAAACGGCTACTTGACTTGAAATATGAAGATTTAACATCTATGGTAAATAATATCCAAACTTCTGTTATTTTCATGTCTACCATATCTGGTTTTTTTCAAGCCACTAAAACACAGTTTGGAATCGATGAGAATATAATAGCTGTATTTTCTATTACGATTTCGACTTATATTTCACTCATATTATCTATATCCAAGTATTATAAATTTGATGAACTCAAAGACCGCATACAGACTCTCAGAGAAAAATATTCATTGCTCCATAATCGTATCGATTATAGAATGGACGTACTTGGACCATGGAATGACAAACGTTTATGGAAACATCAAGACCCTAAAAAGAAGTTAGAAGAATGGGATGAAGTCATGGAACAGATGAATATGGATTATAATGAGATTATCAAAACCAAACAATCTCTCACTACTGATTTTGAAATTATTATGGATACTATTTCACGTAACAAATACAACACTATCAATTCGTTTCTCAATTATAGAGAAAGAGAAAAATTGTTCTCAATACAACAGAAAGAAAAGGAACTTGAAAAACGTATTCAGACTATGTCGTCCAATTATGGAAAATACTCGAGACCTTCTATTATGTTACAACATGAAGAACTAGACAATTGGGATGATGACGAAAGCGAAGTATAATATTTTCATATTAGTATCATATTACGTACACTATGATACTAACTTTTATTCATTAGTTATTTGATGTTTATCAATCACCGTTTCTTTCAAAATATTGTTTATGATTTTGTTCTCGAATTTCAGGTCTTCTTCTTTACCATAACCACCCAATGAAGCTTTTGTATACTCGAAAAATTTATTACATTCTGGTGTATCCAGTATAACATAATTTGGATTCTCTTCACTCCAAGAATGTACTAGGCTTTTATTCTTATCAGCTACTATCCTTACTGCTTTTCTCAAATGAGTTTTGTTTTCATCTTCTTTTTCCCATTTATTTGAATCTTTCACATATACTATTTCACGTTTCAAATCAGTACAATGAATTGGTCTGATATGTGGTTCCATATCACGTATGCGTTCCACCATAATACTCGATATACCTTTGACATATCCTACTTCTCCTGTATTTATGAAATCATTTATATTCAATTCTATTGACTGGATGAAATCATTCAAGTTGATAGCATCTTTACATGTTTCATTTAGGTACACATTCAAGTTAAATCGATTATTTGTTGTATTGTTTATTGTATTGTTTGTTGTGTTTCCTGAGTTCTTTGCTATATCTAGTACTTGTTTATTCTGTTCTATCATCATTTCACGTAACTCTTTGTTCTCCTTTAGTAATTCGACTATCAAACTTGAATCTATTGATGGTGTTGTGTTCTGTGTATTCTGAACTAGTATAACTGGTTTGGTATAAGTACACTTACTTCGATGATACCATAAACTATTTCTTGCTTTATACTGCTTACCACATTCACATTCATACATGGATGAACTTTTTGGAACTTTTTCTGTTCTAATCGTTCTATATTCATGTTTCGCTGTTAATAAATGACGGTCATATTGACTTTTTCTGACGGTAGTATAGTTACATGTTTCACATATATAATTGATTGAACTTTTCTGAACTTTTGCCATTCTAAATGTTCTATATTTATAGAACACATTTAGTTCCTTAAGTCATTTTCAGCGTAAATTATTTATTTTTTTATGCAGACAAACTTTTTAGCATTTTTCACAATTTAAAGCATTTCAGTCAGAACCACTTTTTTGAAATAGGTGTTTTGCAAGAGTTTGTTGAGAAAAACGAAATTGGACATTTTTAAAATGTCCATTTTTCATTTTCGTGCTCGACTTTCTACAAACACTTTTTATAATATTCAGCGTAAAATTATTTAAATATGTAAATTGTTTTTTTGACAATAACTGTTTCTTTCATATATTCAAATAGAATCATTTATTGGTATTGTTTCCTTATTTACTATATCTAGTATTAGCTTATTCTGCTTTATCATCATTTCACGAAGTTCTTTGTTATCTTTTAGCAAGTCAATTATCAAATTGGTATCGATTGATGTTGTTAACTTATTATTCGTATATTTATCATTATTATAAGTACATTTTTTCTTATGATTCCATAATCCTCTTTTATACATATAATGTTTTCCACATTCACATTCATATGATAAGGGGTAATTTTGGTGTATTTGTGTCTCATTCGTCATTGTTTGATGTTTTGTTGTCGACAAATGTCGTGTATAGTCTTTTTTATTACTAGATGTAAAATTACATTTTTGACAACAATATTTATATGTTGTATTAGAACTATCCTTATTCGTTTCTTCGCAACTAAAAGAGGTATCAGTTGTTGTTTCAGTTTGTGTCAGTTTGATATGTCTAGGTCGTTTATTATGTTCTTCAAACAATTTACGTGTATTGAAATAGACCTTACATGAATGACAATAGAAATCATCTTTTGTGTGTTTTATGCTAACTTCTTTCTTTGGTTTTCGTGTAGGTGATGGTTCAACGCTGTTTAGTGTAGCATTGTATTCTTTGAAATAATGTTGTTCGTGTACCTTCGCAGAGTGTAAATCATCACAATTATGGAATGCAATTATATCCATCGTCCAATTATCCCATCCCATATTGTCTCGTATACACTGATATAGTTTACACTTATAGTTCACAGAATTTGTATTTATACAGCTTTGTTTATGTGCGTATTTTCTCTGAACGAAATTAGTAGTATGACCGATATAAACGTCTTTTATAGAAGGGTCTTTACAATAAATCTTATAGAATATGGTATTAGAATAGTCAGTAGCAACCGTAGTCATATTATAATAGTTATATATTGAGAAACTTCTAACTTATTTATTATGAATAAATAATATTCAGCGTAAAATTATTTAAATATTACAAATAAAAAACACAAAAACATAAAGTAGTAGTATTATAGAATATTATCGTTATTTTGTGATGTCGATGTATTAGTTTCGGGTACTACCCGAGTATATTTTAATACAAGAACATGATAGAATATACATATTATAAGTAGAAAGAATAATGAACCTAATAAAATCATAATATAATCTAGTGAGACATGACAACAATCACTACGACTATGCGAACAACAATAATTATCGTTTTTATCAATACAAGAGTTCTCTAGATTTTGATTTTCGTACCAATAGCATGTATTTGTACTAGGAGCAAGATTACATGTATTTTCACATTCACTGACAATATTAGGTAAAATAGTAGGTGATGTAGTGGGAAATAATGTGCTGTATTCTATAATACAGTCTGCGATATTAGAAGCACAGCAGTCATATAACCCATCGGTACGCGGACAGGTCTTTGATGGATTACAAATATACCTTACATATCCATTTGTAAAATTACAATTTATACGATTGAATATTTGATTACTCGGACACGTTGTTAGGTCAAAACATGACATAGTTTTGTTAGTAATTATGCTATTTCATAAATAAATGAGTATATATCAATTTTACATACGTTATTTTGTAAAAAAAATTTTGATAATATATATTATATTAGATGACATCACATAGTATTAGCAATGATTATACCTTTGGTAACATGGAAGGGTTTGTAACTAACCGAATAAGTCGATTTGATAGTAGAGATGAAGTATCAAGTAATTCGGATATTGACAGTCGTAGTAATAGTATAGTAGATGAGGTCAGTCATAATGAAAATACATATACGTATTCAGATAAAATACCAATACCGTCAAATTCAAGACAGAGAGAGTTGAATTATGATGGTAAAACAATGTCAGACCAACGTAAGCTTACACCAACACCAACAAAATATTATATTCAGATTCAAGAAAATATGAAAAAGATACGTAAATTATTTAATAATCCGTAGTTTATTTTGAGTCATAAAAAAATATATTGTTATTGTATAGCATAATAATATGTATTCAGAATTAGCAATATCAAGCTTAGTAATGCTTGGTTTAGATGCGACATATATCTCACTGATAAAGGAGCCATATTTACAACAAATCGAAAATATTCAGACGACAAAGCCGAATGTAAAGATGTTAGGAGTTTTGTTGAGTTATGCGTTTCTGATATTCGGTATAAACTATTTTATTTTACAAAAAAAAGCGTCGTTAATAGATGCTTTTTTGTTTGGTATAGTAATTTATGGAGTATATGATGCGACGGCTTATGCGTTATTTACAAAATGGTCGACGAATTTAGCCATTATAGATACGTTTTGGGGTGGTATTCTAATGATGATTACTGCTTACTTGACGTATACATTATCCGGTCTTTTTTACCGTTGATTTTTTAGGAGTCTTAGGTGCGGTAACCTTACAAGTGACCGTGTGTTTAAATTTTTTACAAAATTGTTTGATGGTTTGTTGTTTTTCATTCCCATTACCAATTGATAGTTCTTTTATATTACTTGGTAATTCATTAGGTTCATAATTCCATAATTCACAAAAATGTTGTGCGTCATCATCATTATCAAATTTCACAGTTTGATTATCACAATCAATCGTTCCATTATGTTCTTGTATACGTGATAACCACACAGGACTTTTAGAAGCATAAAATAGCCATGTTTCTAAGTCTGACTGGTATATTGTTTTAAAACTGTCAGGCATACATGTATCAAATAGATTGTTGTACTCTTTAATAGTAGGATATAACTTAATATTTTTCAATACATCATATGCGTTTTCACCGTCTTTAACGGATACTACATGTGTTTTATACTTTTCGATATGTTCGGGTAATAACATAATAACGCATTCAGGTATAACCATATCAGGAGTATCGTCTTTAGTAATATTATAAGTTAATTTTGATTTTACGAAACTAACCATATTATATTTGCGTTGTGACAATGTATAAATAATGCTTCCAATATTACAATCTTTGCTATCATCATCACAGTTTTCCCATTCTTCAACCAAATTTTCAATAACTGGTTTTAATGTAGGGTTTAACTCCTCATAAATTTCATCATAAATATCTAGTATAAATTCAAACGTTTCTTCTTGAAATCCAGAATAATACAATTCATAACCCCAAAACAATGCTTGTTCTACATCACGTTGAAGAAGTGAAACAAATAAAGATTGCTTCACCTCAATACGTGAATATAAATATCTTGTAAGGGTAGTTAACCACTCGAAACGTTCTTCTTCGGTTACTGTCATTATTATTTGATTGCAATTATAAATAATGGATGAAACAAATCAATTTTACACAATTGTAATTGTATCAATAAAAATAGTAAATTTGTAACGTTCATAAAAACTCTTTAGAAGTTGAAATATAATCTGTAAATAATGTATAATGACGCATCACATAAAAAAGAATAAGACAAACACGAAGAAAAAGGGTGGAAACAATAGAACCCGAAAAAATAACAATAGAATTTCAAATAAAACAAGTTCTCATATAGTGAAAGTATTTTTGGAAATGTTGAATATGGTGAAACTATATCATTGGAAGACGCTTTCCTATTCTCAACATAAAGCAACAGATGAATTGTATGCGAAATTAAACAAAAATATCGATAGCTTTATAGAAGTACTAATTGGAAAAGAGGAACGCCGTATAAAAATGTTGGAAAAACGCATAGATTTGATAGACCCATCAAATACACGTGACTTCAAAAGTCGTATTTATGATTATCGTGAATTTTTAATAGATATAAACTTATATTTTGATGATAAAAAAGATACCGACTTATTAAGTATTCGCGATGAAATACTATCGGATATCAACCAATTTTTATATTTAATGACATTTGATAAGTAAAAATTTATTTGTATGATACAAGCATCCCACGTATTGAGGGTATAATATATGAATTATCTGGATATTTACCGTGTTTTTCAAAATACATTCGTGCGTGTAATTGTCTCCTTTTTTTAATCGCGGCTAACTGTTGTGAATATATTTTTTTCCAGTGTCGTTGGATTATACGTAACCAATAAGTTTTTAATATAACAGAATAAGTATAATCATCTAATATAGATAGTTTCATAATATCTATATTGGAATTACACATAATAATACTATACTCCTGTAAATATTCCGATACATGATTTATATTATATTGGAAGAATGTTGGAATAGTAATTGCGTTTGCATATAATATATATTGTTTGTCATCAGATACTTTATTTATACCGATATAATAATGATTATCTACTTTTTCACTGTTTAAAAACTCTTCTTCATGGAAATATATATCTTCTATCATATGTTCGACGTCACTATCATAATTTGAATCAATATCTGTATTAGTATCGTCGGTAGTGGATACTAATTCACTAGGGTCTGACGTAGAACTAGAATTCGAACTATATACACTATGATGAGAATAGTATAGACCAAAAATAGACATTGGTAATGTTTTTAAGTCAGTCAGATAATTGAATATGATATTCAATTTTACAAAAAAGCATATAAATGGTACACTCTATGTAATAGAAACATGGCTACGCCTACCAAATATGTACTAGTAACTATTGAAGATGACAATGACCGTGTTCCGAAAGTACTAGAAGACTATATATATTCACTGAATATATTTGATGATGTGATTTTTTTAAAAGATTTTACAATAGATTATTTTCGACAAAATAATTACATATATGTATTAACACAGATGTGGTTAGAGTTAGATAATACAAGTAAACGATTTATAGATGAAGTATTATCAAGTAACCGAGTCGTATTTTTAAATGTAGAAATGTTATCAGAAGAAATACGTATTAATCATGTGTTAAACATGATAAAATATAATATACAAATAGCGGATTATAGCATGGCGAATATTCTATTCTTAAAAGAATACGCAAAATATAAGAATATTCCAATAAAAAAGGATATTATTTATCTACCTTATCAATACAATTTACAAGACCAAGTACAATTACAAAATATAGACGATATGTATATATATGATATAGGTATTATAAACGCACTTCCGGAAAAATCAGACACAGTAGATCCGTCAAATACATATAGACGCACTAAAATGTGGAATGATATACAAAAAACAAATTGGAAATGTATAAATATATTAGGATGGGGGAAAGCACGAGATGAAATAGTAAAACGATGTAAAGTAATTATCAACATTCATCATTTTGAAGCATTCGATATATTCGAACATATTCGATGTGATCGTATGGTTTGGGCTAAAAAGATAATAGTATCAGATAAATCAAAGTATATGAATAAGTTGGATATAACACCATACATATATTGTGAGGAGTTTGATAATATTTTACCAAAAGTTGAAAAAATATTAGAAAGTTTTAATAGTTATTATAAAAATATGATGAAATCAGTACCCATGGATAATATGATAGAAAATAGACGTACAATAATAAAGAATGAACTAAAAAAGATAGAATGTAATTCTCATTTGCTAGAGACAAGTAAGTGAATATTACACATATAGACTCTGTGAAGTTGTGATATATTTTAATACCATATCTTCAATTTGTGATAATTTATGTTGTAGTTCAACCAGATTGAGTTGTTCGCAAACATTAATAAATTCTTTACTTATGGTGACAATTTTCAACATGGCTTTTGTAAAATCCCCGACAGAAATCGATTTATTATATACATCATTTTGTAAAAATTCTTTACATTCTTGTTCGGTAGTACATTCACACCACTTCATGGAAAATTCAATCATATCATAAATTAAAGGATTCGTATAGTTTAGTCCGGTGTTGACATTGAATTCACGTTCCAAATCAAAATATTTATCGTATTGGTTCATGACAGATTTGATTTTAGATTCTAAAAATGAATCATAAATGTTAATTGTGTGAATTTGTTGGTCGTCAGGAACTTTGATATCAGTAAAACATGAAAATAATCCAACTAATTGAATAGGATTGAATTGGTCGAAATGAGACCATTTTACCATCAAATCCGATAAGATAAGAGGATGTATTTCGGCGATATTCGATGCGATTTTACCAAGCGATGTAAGAACATATGTATCATCTGGATATTGAATAATAAAACCATTTTCACACATAATATTACAAATATTATCAGACTGTAATTTGATATAGGTATCGGTATAAGAAATATCAGCTTTAAGATTATCAAGTTTGGTTTTCAAATCCAAATAATAGTAAATTTTGGAGGAATCATTTTTAATATGTTTATATTCATTTTCCATATTCCGAATATCTTTTTCAAGTTGTTTGCGTTTTTTATTTGTAGAGTTTTGTAAATTGTTTTGAGCTTCAATATAGGTTTCGCAAATAGAACGAGGTGTTTGTGAATTCATAATGCTTTTTTCTTTTTCAACAATTTGTAATTCGATATCATTTATTTCGGATTTTGTAGTTTGAATGGACGACATGATTTCACGTTTAATCATACTTCTCTCTGAAAATAAATGGAAGTCTTTATTTTGTCCGTTTTTAATAAGATTTAAAATAAGTGAGTATGAAATATGGTATTTAGATACTAATTTTTGAGGTTTTCCACCAAGGATGGTCTTGTAATCAGATAACATGGGTGTATTGAATAGATTATTACAATGTACTACATGACCGATTGTGTCAATACCACGTCTTCCAGCACGACCCGCCATTTGCGTATATTCATGGGCTAATAAAAAACGTTCAGTATGACCGTCAAACTTGGTTAAACTTGTAAAAATAGCGGTTTTAATGGGACAATCAAGACCAATCGCAAAAGATTCAGTAGCAAATAACAATTTAATATAACGTTTCGAAATCATCAATTCGACAATCTCACGTAGAATTGGTATCATACCAGAATGATGAATACCGATACCCTTTTCTAGAAGAGAAACTAGACTGTTATATTCAGGAAGTTCAAGATACTCTTTATAATTGGGTAGTTTGCGAATGATTTGTTCGCATTCATTACGAACAGTGTAAGCGATTTTGCTATCAAATTCGGTTAGTGTAACAGTAATATCATGGGCACAAGCTTCTACGTTTTTTCTGGAAAAAACAAATGCGATGGCGGGTAACATTTCATTTTCTCTTAAAAAGGAGGATAATTGGTTTAAAGTATGTTTTCGGTTGATACGAATTCGATTGGTTTCAAACAAGTTCTTAATTTTGTCTATCTTTTTTGCGTTTACTTCGTTGAATGAACCAGTTGCGTTTTGTAATAGAATGAGGTTATTGCTATTTTCTCGGATATATTTTTGTGTTTCTTTGTCACGGATTGTTTTATACACCGCTTCGGTAGTAGTTAAAAATCCATAATGTGTGAGTGGAACAACGCGGTGATTAGTGGAAGCTAAATATACACATTTTGCGTCTGGTTCGGTATCTTCTTTTTCGCACCATTGTGCGAATCCTGCTGGGTTATCAATGGTAGCCGAAAGCATAACCATTTGAATATGTCTAGGTAACATTAGAATTGTTTTCTCCCAAGTTTGACCTCTATCAGCATCATTAATATAATGAACTTCGTCAAATACCACACAAGCCAAATCATTTTGAATATCAATTTGAAACTGAAGAGAGCTGGTAATCTCTATGGATTGGTTATCTATAGTGGAGGTAAATAAATAATTCATCAAAATTTCGGTAGTCATAATAAGAACATCTGCGTCAGGATTTGTTTTAATATCTCCTGTAAAAAGACCGAATGAAATGGTCGGAAATTTCTTAGTGAATTCATAATACTTTTGGTTAGATAATGCTTTAATAGGACTCGTATAAATGACCTTTTTTCCTAGTTTTGTGAAATGTTGAATAGCAAATTCAGCCGGTAAGGTTTTACCACTACCCGTATGAGCGGTAACTAGTACATGTTGTCCTTCAACAATTGCTTCAATTGCGTATTTTTGAAAATCACTTAATGGATAAGGATACAATTCAAAATGCGAATCGTACTTTGAATTGGATGAATAGGGTTCATTACAGAGTTTTACCATGGTTATATACAATATTTATATGAATATGTTTCTATATGGGTATGCAAATATGTTTTATGTTATGAACGAAAAGTAAATAAAGTTATATGTCTATATTAGTTAAGTATTTATTGAATGACTACAATTGTTTCTTGTTATTACAAGTTAGAAAAATCAAAACATACACATGAAGAGTATGATACGTGGATAAGAAATTTGATACAAAATATAAAAGAAAGTATGGTTATATTCACATGTAAAAAGGACAGATTATATCTAGAATCAATCTTACAATTAAATAAACACAATATAAAGTATACTATTATCGTAAAGGAACTATCCGAATTAGAAATAAATAAACAATATCCGGATATATGGGACTATCAAGAGTCGATAGACCCCAATAAAAAGTGTGGTCGTGGTCGTGGATGTTATCAATTATGGAATTCGAAGTTTCATTTTTTAAAAGAAGCAATTGAGTCGAATCCGTATAATAGTAAATATTTTATATGGAATGATATAGGTAATGTTCG